AAACAACAGTTCCTCCAGAAGCAGATCCTGCTCCTGTAACTGTATAGTGAGTAGTTAATGTTTTAGTTGTCTCTGTTCCTGTAGATGATCTAATAATTACTACTAAGTCGCTGTCCGCAAAAATTTTAAAATTGTAAGCAAAGGTAGTTGTGCTACCATTTCCATTATGAGAGTTTTTTATTATTGTAGTTGATACTGTCATTTCAATCCTCTATATTCAATTCTCTATTCATTGTCTAGTTTTATTGTATATACTTCTTTATTATAGTATTTATTTATAGCGAGTTTTGCACCATTAATCATTTGTTTTAACACAATATTTGTTAAATACAATTTTTCTTCTGGAGAAGAATTTTTATCTTCATTTATATTTCTTATAAGATCCTCTTGAACCTGTAAAGCTCCATAGGCTTGTTCTAAAGCTATCCAATTTTCTGGTAATTTTTCTTGTTCTTTTTTCGCTTTATCTATTTCACCTTTGTCTGATAATATTCTTGACGCATTTATTCTTTTTTTTATAGGTTCGTATAATTCTCTAAAATCTGTAATAGGTTCAGCATTTCTATCCGGATTTTTTATAAATATTGCTTTTACAATAGGATATTCAGATAACATTTTTTTTCTATTATTTGATCTATCTATGATACCTGCGGCATCCAATAAAGAATCTGATAAAGCTAATAAATATCCACCTACTCCACCGGTCCAACCTCTCCAAGCATTTTCTAAAACTAAAGGAGAAGATAATTTTGAAAAATCATCTCCATTTAATTTTCTAATTAAACCAGCTATTAATTTTGTTGTTTCAGAAGTAAAATCTGTATATTGATATTCAGATGGTACCATTTCTAATCCAGCAGGAATAATAGGTCTGTCAAAGAAAAAACTTTTATTTTGCCAAGTTTCATAAAAAGGTTTTAGAAAATCTGGTATTGGCACTAATCCTTTAAATGTTTGTACTCCAACTGCATTTTTAAATTTATCTATAGCTTTTGGATCTTCATCAAAATAATAATCTAAAAATCTTTCTGCACCAGTACCAAATATTAAACCTATCTCAAATGGTTTTGCTACAGGATAATATGTTCCATTTATTCTTATATTCCAAAATAAATCTTTTCTCCATTGTGGTAATGATTGATAATCTGGATCATCATGGTTACGCATCCATAATAATACAGATGGCAAAGTTACATACATAAATGTTTTAGCTAAAGTTTGTATAGGTCTATCTTTGTATGCTTTTATTGTTTGATTTAAACCTTGTATTCTAGCATTAAAAAAAGCAGATATTTGATTTAGTGATTGTATAGATGCACCCATTCTTCTGTAGTCTATTGGATTATCTCTTGTTTCTACAGCAGCTTTTTTTATAGCAACTTCTTCTGATAATCCTTTTTTTAAATTTCTTTCTACAGCATATTTAAAAACACCTTTTCTATTTATACCTTCAGAAAATTCTGTATACATTCTAAAAAATTCTGGTGTATTTTTAATAAGATTTATAGGTCTTGTATTTGTAAAATATTCTTTCATTGATTGATTAAAATAAGTTCTATCAAATGTTACAAGTGAGTTTTGTAATGCTGGTGATCTTTTATATTTTTCTGCTATTTTGTCATAACCTAATTTTCTAGCAATAGGATTTATAGTCATAGCTAAACCTGTTAGTGTTTGAGCAAAAGGAGGATACCAACCTTTACTTAATATTGCACCAGATGTAGCGTCTCTTGCTACGTTATTATAAATAAATTCACCAGCTCCAGTAGCACCAGCTCTTAAAGTTCTTGATGGTAATGAAAAAAAATTTGCAACATGTTGAAATGTAGTTTTATCAAACATTTTAGTAGGTCTTGCAAATGCTTCACCTACTTCCCAAACTTCTCTTTTACCATTTCTATATACAACTATTTCTGAATCTTTTAATAATCCAGATTCTTTTCTAAATACTGAAAAACCATCAGCAACAGATGCTTTTAAATTAGCAGGATTATCAACAACTGATTCTAATTCTTTAGCTGAAATTTTTGTTTCTTTAGTTCTTTTAACTGAAAGTTGAACCTCTGGAAAAATATCACCACCCATTTTATCTTTTGGATGAAGTTTTCTTACTTTTTCAATCATTTGTATAAATGATAAATTAGCTTCGTTTCTTTTAGCAATAGTAATGTAAGTTGATATGTTATTATATATACTTTCAAATGGATCAACTATTTGTCTTTTACTACCTTTAAATATTTTTAAAGGATTTCTAACATTTTTAGAAAAATTACCTCTACCAGAACCATCAATAAAATCTCTATAAAAAGGAACAAAATCTTTATTTGCTTTTAGTGCTGCTTCATAAACTTCTTTAGGTATAACTCCAGCATCATATAAATATTTTAAAGATAATTCAGATGTTTTAACAACCTCTCTAAATGGTGCTTCAAATTGTTTATTTTCTTTTACAAACTTTTTAGCAGATTGTATGTTTACACCTGTTTCAAGTTTTTGAGCATTTTTTTCTATAGCTCTTTTAGAAATAGAATATCTAATAAAATCTTTATATAAATCTAAATTATTTATTTTATATTTTACAAATATTTGTTTTAATGCTGGTCCAACAATTTCTCCTGTTTTATAATTTACCGCACCTTTTTCTATAAAACTTTCTATTGGTCCTTTAACACCATGTAGTAATTGAAAGTTCTCATAAGGAGACATTTCTTTTTCATATTTAACACCAAACTTCTCAGCTTGTTTTACAGCTCTTTTATAAACATGGTTTTGATCTAGAAAATTATAAAACAAATCATCTATAAAACCTTTCATACTAAATGTTCTTGGTCTTGTATCGTATGCAATACTTTTATCTAACTCTGCTCTTGTTTGATCAATAACTTTATCTGCTTTATCTTTTGTGTTTATTGATTCTAATACAGTTTCTTTTTCTCTTATTGAAATATCTTTGTATGCTCTTGGAATTTTTATATTAGTAGAGTTTAAATCTTCCCATATAGTTCTGTCTTTTATTAAATTGTCAATAATATCTATTGGTTTTTTTCCTGTCTTTGCAGAAACATTATTTAATTTTTTCTTTGATGCTTTAACATTAAATGGAGCAAATAATAAAGTAGTAATAGCAAAATCTTCCGCTGTTGGTAAGCCATCTCCTAATACAGTACCTACTGCAGTATAAGCACTAGATTGAAGTAATGTTTTTGGTATAAAAGAAGTAACTCCTAAAGCAGAAGGTAATTTATAAGCAGCATATAATTTTGCAGCAGTTTTAGCTCCTTCACTTAAACCTTCTTCCATAAATATATCCCACCATTCAGCATAGTTTTTTACTTGACCTTTTTGTAATGCTTCTGTGTACATTCCTTGAATAACACCTGCGCTTAATCCACCACCTATAACTGCACCACCCGGTCCACCTGTAACTCCACCAACCGCAGCTCCCGGAATAAATGTAGGTAGTTCTCCAATCAATCCAATAAATCCTTCTGTTAATTTTTCTAAAAATCCTGTGCCTTCTGGTTCTGGTAGATCAACTTCAAAACCCCATTCACCATTTGAATGATATTTTAAAATTTTGTTAGTACCAGAGTTTCCTAAAGCTCTTTCAACATAAGGTAAAAACTGATACCTTTGATCACTTCCTAATAAAAATTTTTCTATTCTTTCTGCAGCATTTATTTCTTTAGGTATATCTTCAATGCTTTCCATTTTAGAAAAATCAATATCATCAAATTTTTTAATATCATTTTCTACTTCTTGAGATATGGATTTCCAATAATTTTTTTCATTTTTTCTATCAAAAGGTACAACACCAAATGCTTCGGAAATTTTTTCTGGTGGTACACCAGCACCTACCATATCTAAAACTTTATCTTGGCTCCACTTATTTATTTCTTCTGTAGAGACACCCGCTGCAGTTAAATCTTTTATCTGCTCTGATATAGTTGTCATGATATTTCTTTATTAAATCTATTTACTATTATTGCAGCTGCAAAGTTAGCAGCTAAAGCATCATCTTCTTCTAAAAAGTTAGATAATTCATCATTAGTTAAAGCTAACAAACCTTCTCTAGCTGTTTCAAAATTTCCTTTATATTTTTTAGCAAAATCACTTTCAAATTTTTTTCCAAATAAACTAGAAGAGTTTTTTAATAAATCTTGTGCAGTATCATATTCTATTTGCCAATATGATCTAGCTTTACCTTTACCATCATCAATTTCATGTAATCCTTGTCTTTTATATTTATATTCTGATTCTATTTGTCCAATTTGAGCTAAGTAAGTTATTAAAGTTTTTTTTGAAAAACCACCATCATTTTCAAAATTTGAAGCAGCATTTTCTATTGCTGCTAACGCAATATTAGGAACTGTATATTTTTTTCTTAATCTATTGTTTGCTTTTATAGCATTAAGAAAAGTATTATTTGTTTGATAATGTAAATTCCAATTATTAATTAAATTTTTATTTTCACCTAAAATATTATTTAATAGAAAATTTATTTTATTTGCTTTTATATTTTTAAGGTTTCTATCTTTTTCTAATTCTTTTAAGAATCTTTCTGGTGGATTACCTTCTTCATCAAATTCGTAAAATTTACCTTTATATGTAATTCCTGAATCTAAACTTGGAAAGTTCTCATCATAGTCTGGGAAAACCTTTTTTATTTTAGCTTCAACTTCTTCGTTAGTAACTTCTTCTGCAACTTTTTCAAAGTCTAATCTTGATTTTTTTCTACCGGGAAATTTATACTCTAAATATTCTCTAGAGTTTAAATAAGCATCAACAGAATCATATTTATTCTCATCATAAGGAGGTATTTCTAATTTTTCTTTAGATAAATTGCTAGATGCTTCTGAAATTATTTTTGTCATAGCATCTTTATCGGCTTTATAAATATCTATCAAACTTTTTGCTACATAATTTTTATTTGTCTTGTCTAACAGTTCAGAAACAGGAATACCTTTTCTTATTCCATCATTAAATTTTAAAATAATTTGAGATTGAAATTCATTTAATCTATTATCTGTAGTAGTATCTATATATTTTAAAGAACTATCTCCTTCAATAATAGGTTGTAGTGTTTCGATTGTTTTGTAAAGTTTTTTATTATTAACGATAAATTGTGGATTACTAATATTAGGCAATAAATAATTTATATAAAAACCAAATTCAGATTTAGATATTCCACTTCCAACTCTTTCAGTAATACTCTTAGGTTCTTTTTCACCCGGTAAAATAAATTTAGTTAAATGATCTGTTATTTCTCCAGATAAAATTTTTTGTTGTATTTCAAAATTTTTATAATAATCATTTATATTATTAAATTCTTTAGTTCCAACTTTAGTAGATAGTTCAACTATTTGAGCTTTTGAATCTATTTCATAAACATTTCTAGTTTCTCCAAAAACTTCATTTATTTTTAATAAATCTATTGTTTCTAAAAAATTTGTATCATTAAATATTTTTTGATAATTATTAACAGCTTTTTGTTTATTTTCATTTAACACTGCTGTTATTCTATTATTTAATTCCGCTGTGTTTTCTCTTCTTTTAGTTTTAGCAAAATCTACAATAGCTGCTCTTTCATTGTCTGGTAAAGTTTGCCATTTTTTAATTAATTCTATATTACCATTAAAGGTACCATTAACAATTCCTTCATAAGCATCAATAAGTTTGGTTGCAGTGCTATCTTCATTTAAGTTTAAATTCATAGTAAATAATTGTTTATTATTTTCTAATATTTGAGCATCTGCAGCATTAAGTAATTTTTGTTTATCTTCGATAGATAAGTAATTTAATTTATCAATATTTTCTTTTAAAACTTCTGGATTAGAAACTGCAAGAGAAGCTCCTAAAGTATTTTGTCCAAATATTAAATATAACTTTGCTTGTTCTTTTTTAACAGCATCATCATCTAAAGTAGTGTCTTGATTTATTCTTGACAAAACATTTGTTTCATAAATTGGTAAATAATCTAAACCATTTGTTTTTAGTGCTAAAGCATCTTTCATTACAAAATCATCTGTTATTTTTTTAGTATCTTGAAATTGTGTATTTCTTGAATCTAATAATGCTTTTGTTTTAAATATACCTGCAGTGGCATAAAATTTTTTTTCTAATGCTTTTTTAGTAAAATTATCTAATTCTCCAACTTTAGTATTTTGTGCATAGTTCCATAATTTATTTACACCATCATCAAAAAAATTAGCTGCATCTGTTGGATTACCATTTGCTCCTGTTTCACTTTGAAGTGTATACAATCCTTTAGTTCCATTAGGTTGATTAACATATAAATCTGATAAAATTAATGTTGCTTTATTATCTGCTTCTAATTTTTTCTCTCTTACATATTCTTTAGTTAAAGTAGATTGCAAAGATTGAGTTGCGGTAAATATATTTCTTGCTGGAGATATTTGTAAATCAGATGTAACAGCTCCTGTTTGAGTTGTCATTTTTTCAGTAGATGTAAATGTAGGTATTTTAGCCATTAATAAAAAACTCCAAAAAAAAATACTGTTATAATTTTATATATCATTTTAACCCATCATTGTTAGTAAACTTGAACTAGCAGAACTTGCAATTTGTAATTGTTGCATCCTTGCACTCATTCTAGCCATTTGTCCATTTATTCTAGCAAAGTTAGCTTCTTCTAATTTTCTTGCTACACCTATTTCATTATTATATTTCATCATTTGTATTTCTTTTTCTCTTTCATATAGGTTTGCAAGTTTTATATTTGCTGCTGTACCACTGTCCATTTGAACTCCAGACTTAGCAAGAGCTACATTTGTAGATCCCTCAAGTTTTTCAAATGCTTTATAAAATCTTGACAAATCAAGTTTTAATTTATCATCTAAGATTTTAGCTTCATTTTCTTTGACTAAAGCATTTCTTTCTGAAACAGCTTGATTAAATTTTCCAATAGTACCAGCTTGTTGAATACCAAGCACTGCTGTACTTCCAACTATATAAGGTGCTGCTGCTGCTAGTGGTGCCATTAAAATATCCTCGCATATCTGTACTGATCTGTACCATCAAAACCAAATTTTTTCATTAAGCCTTCGTTCTCCAAACCTAACCATTCGGCAAATCTTTGACCTTGTTTAAAATCTTTT